GAAGTTCGTTTGGTTTCGTTGTATGCATCTCCACCAACGCGATAATCCTCAAACCCTTGTATCCATTGTATTTTGAATTGCAAATAGAATTCTAATGGTATTGTAGTGTTTTCTACTTCTTCAAAATAAACGTGAGGGAATTCGGTATCATCATCTATGCTAGGTACAGATTCGCCTTGTTTAAAATATATCTTTTGTCCGGAAAACTCCCCATTGCGTTGATTAACGGCACTGTAACTGTCCTTTACAATTCTAAGCAATCGGTTAGATAAATCCGACACTATGCTATCGTAACGTCCTTCGATTATAAGAGTTTTCATTGATATCATATTAATAAATATCAACCCAACATATTATAATTCCAAAACAATTCTTTGTCTCGTTTGAATGGATTTCCTACTTGTTGATAGTAACAATTCAAGCAAAGCAATTGCAAATTTTCTACGCGATGATTGGTATCGTCCCCGTCTATATGATCCAATAACAAAGGAACTGTATCATCAGTTACTCGTCGTTCGGCATAGCCGCAACACGCACATACTTCCGGGAAAATGTTTAATGCTAACAAACGATTACGCAATTTCCATATAGGATAATTTGGATATTTTCCTTGAAGTATTTGGTCTATAGAATAAGGGCCTGACGATGCTTTGCATACATCCTTTGTTATTCCAACACCGGCTTGATTGGTATGCAAATCATACAGCGTACGTCCCGTTTCCGAATCAACGTACATCTTAGCATATTTCTTGTAGGTAGTAAATGATATCTTTAAAAACCTAGCCGCTTCTGCATTTGATTTAGTATTAGCCATAGCATAACGAATATCAGATTCCGGTAAATCAAAAGCAGATCGACCTCGTCCATAAACGTATTTATACTGTTGGCTCATTAATATACTCCGTGCTTTCTCAATAGTAATACCGCATCTTTAGGAGTTGTTTTAGTCTCCCACATCGTTTTCATTTCATTTTTCAATTTGCTTGTAAAGTCTAAAAAGGTTGCGTGATATACTCCGCTTCTTTCTTTTACTTCAGCGTACCAAGTAGAATATGCTGAATATGATTCATCAAAACGATCTGCATCGGTTCTATTTTCCCAATATTCAAGTTGATCTTTCAAAGGCCACAATTCCATTGCAATGTTAGGATCTTTTCTTCGTGCTGGAAGTCTCGGTTGATTTTTTTCTCGGTTTGAATTTTTAGTAATAAACTTGTCCATTAAGTTTATTGATCTGTCTTTTGCCGACTCGCCGGAATAAGCTGATTTTTTTCCCATTAATTTTTGGTTTTTTCTGTTAATATAACTAATTTACGCCAAGCATCTTCTGCTTTATATACGTATTTTTTAAATTTGATAATATTTTTATCAATTCTCGCATTGTCCGCACGTTTCATGTTTCTATGATATGTTGCGTGTAGTAACCCTATCCGAAGTTTAATAAACCATTTCATTGTTTTTTATATTTTATAACTTGAGCCGTTAAGCCTTGTTCTACCAATGCATCGCACGTATCATTACAAATATCCCACGTATCTACAAATATAGAACATTGTTTATTGTTATGAGTAAGAATAGCACATTGCACTGCTTGATAATAATTATGACCGCATATTTCAATCATACAATCAATAACATGCTCAAACGTATTGTGTTTGTCATCATGTAACATTATTTGCCATTGGCCTCGTTTAGATATCGATTGTTTTTTGGACATCCCTGATAATCGCACATTGTTCATAAAACTCATTTTGTTCAGCATATTTCAAACATTGATCTAAAAAACGCAATTTGCGAGATACGTCCCAATGTTCGGGCCATTCCCACGAATCGGTTTTCATATGATTGATAGATGATATCAATAGCTTGTTAATAAAATTTTCTGTTTCCATACTCTTATAATAAGTATTTTATGAAACGAATCCAAATTTACTAGTTGCCGCAAATTGTCGTGCATTCCATTCCATTCTGCCACGAACGTTGGCTCCGGCGTTGCGATATTCTTCATTATTTAGATATTCGGCAGCTGCAGCTTTCCATTTCCCAGCGCGCATCAATTTCAATGTGTTTGGCATTTTTTCATTGGACATTTCTCCCCGATAACATGAATTAATCAATGCTTGTTTTGTCGCCGTTGGTAATTTTGAAAAATTTGGGAACAATTTCATTGCTTTGGTTTGTGCTGTCATTAAGTCCATATCAAACAATTTTGAAGCTTCGCTGTCAGTTAATCCGTTTTTAAATTTACCGGTGATGACATCTTCTCTTGTTAATTTGTGTCCATATGCAATAGTAGGAGTACCTCCTTCGGGACTTTTATGCGGAAACCATTTTTCTTTTTTTGGATTCCATCCTCCTGGTTTATATGATTTATTATTTTCCCAACTTTTAATTAAATTTTTAAAACTCTGAGTTATAGGATTGCCAGATTCTACAGCCGTTGATACCGTAGTACTAGCTTTCTTTTTGTTAGCTAGAATTTTCCTATAGGAAGTATCAATTGATTGTTTATGATACACCGTATTGGTTGAAATAAAACTTGCAACATACGCGTATGGATCTGTTCCAATTGCTTTTTTAACTGCATCATAAATATTAGATTTAGTCATCGCAATAAATGCAGCTTCTGCCAAAGCTTCATCATCATTGAATAAGCCTCTAGATCGTCTAAGCAATTGTCCAATATCCTGTGCGTTTTTACTTGATTCGATTTTAGGATAGTCCCAATCGCCATCTTCTCTTATGTACCAATTGACGTCTTCATTCAACAAAAACTTTAACCGTATCATGTCGTTCCTACTTAGACTGTTCTCGTATAATCAATTCGCCTAAAACTTCTAAACGACCTACTTCTCTTTGAAATTCAATTTGAGTCATTGATGTAGATATTTTTTTATACGTTGCCGCATATTCTCGTTTAGCTTCGTCTAAATTGAATTTACCTGCTGCGGCTTTTTTATAGTATGGCAATTTAACTTTGAAATGATGCCATGTTAATAAAGCCAATCCGCCTTTCTTTTTTGCATTGTCAACAATCTTTTCCGCCCCGGCTTCTCTTGTATCGGCAAATGATTCAAAAGTTTCTTTTTTCTCTTTTGATTCAAATAGTAAATTCATTAGTTTCATATTAATAAATATTTAGTTTGTCGAATTATCGTAAAACATTCTATCTGAATCTTCTGTATGCCATTTTTCTTTGTCTTCGGCATTGTAATATTCGTTACATACTAAATAATCCGGTTTCGTTGGAAATGGTTTAGTTACAAAACTAGGTTCTGACCATTTGATACGATTATTGGGTTGCAAAGCTATTTGACCATTACTCAAAAAGATAATATGATGTGACTTATGTTCATCAGGAGTTTCTGAAAGTGTTAAATCCGTATTCATATCATTTGCACCCCAATTGATTGTAGCAAAATAATTACCCGTATACCATTTTTTGTCTTTCATATAAACGTCTACCGGTGCATCTTTAAGATAATTTAATTGCAACAACGTAAAATTGTATGAAAAACAATTCCATAATTGTAAGTAGTGAAATGGTAAATCTGGTTGTGGTAGTTTTGGTTCTATCAATAATGCATGGCTAGGTAATTTATCTCTAACTACTCCATTATCTAATAAAACTTGAAACAATGCAACTTGACCCGGCATACATCTAACGGATAATATAACTGCAGGAGTAAATGTACCAAGTCCTTTTTTATTTTGATACATATATTCGTTCCTAACATGTACTTTGATAGGAAAGAAATTATGTTCTATGTATGCCACGAAACTATTTTTTATGTTTAAAATATTGTACTTGTCGTTCTCGTTTCTCTGCTCCGCTTTTTGTTGGGTACGTTCCCATATTGCGGCCGGAATGACTATACAAACGATACCCATCTTTTACTTTGCGAATAATTTCTCGAATGAAACCTTTCATTTTATCTGGAGTATCTAATGTTACAGGAACGAATTGTGGTTTTTGCGTATTGTATGCAACGTCATTAGGCATATGACCGTAATCTGTTTGTGCAGAATTCATTAAAAATCCACCAACTTCTTCTACATCATCTTTTGATGTTGCAATATGATCTACTGCCCAACCATGCCCGTTTGAAAGCATTTGGTCTACCTCTGCAGGATCCATTTGCAACATAGCATCTACCATTTTCTTAATAGTTTTTAAATTTTGAAAAAACATGTAGTTATCAGTATTGCTATGATCCATTTCTGAATTACAACCACATTCGTTCAAGTGTGCCATGTTATGCCTTTTCTAAGATAGACCAAATAGCGCCAGTAAGTGTCATTGCACCACCTACGATTTCATTTACCAATGTTTCTTCGATTAATCCTTTCATCACAAA